TTTGGTTTTCCGGAATATGTTGAGCAGCCAATTCATAGTTCTTCTTCGTGGATTTTGGTTACTGCTAATACTTTAGACTTTGCTGCCTGAGCTTCTTTTCTAACTTCATCTTCACTATATCCTGTTGCATAGTAAGTCAAACCTTCTCTTTGGCACACACCAACCCAATATTCTCTTTTTTCGGGAGCCATGAACAGATCCCATGATTGAGGTTTGTCAGATACCGGGTTAAATTCCCCTTTATCCGTAAAAGTAACCACCTCCTCACCAATAACCCCTATTAAACGCATTTCGCCAGCAGCGGCTTTATCCATGAAAACCAGTTGTTCTACCGGTTTTCCGTTACGGGTTACTACCGGTGCGCCGGCCAATGCTTTTTCTAAATCAAACGGTTTGAGATTCATAATTCAAGGTTTTACAAGTTAAGAAATATTCAGTTGCAATCGTTTCAATATCCCGGTTCACAATTTCCCAATTACGGATCGTGATAACCTTCCAGGCTGCCACCCGGTCAATATCCCACACAACCTCATTATTTACATTAAGCCATGCGATAACAGGCAGGTAAAGGGATGGGTTGCCGTCCAATGTGTAGGAAGCGGGAACGTTGTATTGGAATGCGTATTCCATATTGCTTAGTTTTTAGTTTCGGTTAATTGGTTTGCCCGTTCTGCCTGTAATTTGCGTTCTTCGATAATGTCATTCGCTGTTTTCAGAATATCCGCCCCGGTGCTTACCGATTTACCGTTGCCGTTAAAATATTGGTACACGGTGAATCTTGATAAATCTAACCGTCTGCTGATTTCTGTTACGTCCTTTGGGTCAATTTTAGAACCGTGAAGCGTTGCGAGGATTTCAGATATTTGTTCTATTGTCATATCAATTTATTAAGAATGATTCTTCTTTTTGTTTGGTCGTCAAAATAGCAGTCACGTCTGAATTATAAGTACGCATACCGAATTGCTTATCTGTGTACAGATACGCACGATATTGTTTGCTCAGCTTGCCAGCCAAAGAATTGAGCTTTGCAATCGCTTTTTCCTTATTCGGACTATGCACGCAAACCTCTTTTGAGCCTTTGGTCAATCCGAATTTTGAGCCTTTGATTATTTTTTGATCTGATAATGGAGCCACTCCTTTTAAGGGAATTAAAGAAAACCAGTAGATAGTGTAAGGGTTGATTGAGTTGTTCATGTTGTTTGATTTTGATAGGTCAAAGGTAATACGCCAAAATCAAAAAACCAAATATTTTGCATACTTTTTTGAAAATATTTCTTTGCAACAGAATTGCAAATATTTATGCCCTATGCTAATAAGCTGATTTTTGAAATCGTTTTGCCGTATTCATGAAATACAAAAAATATCGAATAAATAATATTTTCAATAAATATTGAAAGTTTAAAATAAAGTCCGTAGTTTTACGGACATGGAGTGTTTAACACGCTATGACCTTTGCAATTTAGCTGCTAAGATTATCGGCGAAGAGTTTAACACCCCTGATTTCACTACCCTACGAACTAACTCAAAAGACTATGAAAAGGCCCGTTATGTTTACACTTGGTTTTGTTTTAATGAGATCAACGCACCACAAAGACTAATCAGACAGACCTTACCCTGTCACAAGTATTCAAAGACGGTGTATCAGGTGATCAGGAGGATGTATGAAAGAAGAAAAGACAATGAGGTGAAGTTTGATTTGTTAAGCGTTAAAAGCAGGTTTAATCAAGAGCTTAGCTCGTATAAAGTAAAAGCGATTGAACCGGTTAAAGTTGGGAAACAATTAAAACTATACACATGAAAAAAATCCTGATCGCAATACTGGTTATCACATTAGCCGGTTGCACAAAAGAAAAAGTTTGTTCCAAAGCGGTATTAGTTGGCGATGCTCCCCCGCCCTATGCGCCGGGTTGGACAAAGGTAATACTGGAAAACAACGATACGTTGTACATGAAAGGACAGTTTGAAAAAGGGGAAGTAATTTGTTATAAGCGATGAATCTATACAAGATTTCAGAAATAAAGCCTAATCCGAACAATCCACGAATCATAAAAGATGATAAGTTTAAAAAACTTGTCCAGTCATTAAAGGATTTTCCTGATATGGCTAAAGTGCGTCCCATCGTTGTCAATCAGGACATGATTGTACTCGGTGGTAATATGCGCCTGAAAGCCATGAAGGAAGCCGGATGGAAAGAAGTTCCTGTTGAGGTGGTGGATTGGGGTGAAGAAAAGCAGCGGGAGTTTATCATCAAGGACAACGTAGGCTTTGGCGAATGGAACTGGGAAGAGTTGGCGAATGATTGGGATGCTGATGCGTTGGAAGATTGGGGATTGGATTTGCCTGCTGAATGGGGAGAAGAAGAAATACCAGAAGCAAAAGAGGATGACTATGAGATACCAGACGAAATACAAACAGATATTGTTTTAGGCGATTTGTTTGAGATTGGGGAGCATAGGTTACTTTGCGGAGATAGTACAGACAGCGATAGTGTGGCAAAGTTGATGAATGGGGAAAAGGCGGATATGGTTTTTACCGACCCGCCTTATGGAATGAGTTTGAATACAAATTATCAAGACATTCACAAAGGAGCATCAACAGGTAGAAATTTCGATAAAATCATAAACGATGATAAAGAATTTGACCCAAGTTGTATTTTTGTTTTAGATGCAAAAGAATATTTTTTGTGGGGTGCAGATTATTATAAACATTTTTTGCCAAATGGTGGTAGTTGGCATATATGGGATAAAACAGTAGGAAGATTTAATGGAAGAATAGGTAATGAATTTGAAATGTGCTGGTCAAAAAACTCACACAAAAGAGAAATTATTTCTATTGAATGGGTCGGCTACAACGGGATGAAAGAACAAGACACAATTAAAAGGGTACATCCTACACAAAAACCAATTGAATTGTGCTTGCATTTTATTAAAGATTATTCAAAAAACAATGTAATAGATTTATTTCTCGGCTCAGGTTCTACAATGGTAGCATCGCACCAACTAAAACGCAAATGTTATGGCATGGAACTTGACCCGAAATACTGCCAAGTTATTATTGACCGGATGCGGAAACTTGACCCGACATTGGTAATAAAGAAAAATGGAGTTGAAATATAATGGCTACAAATACGGACATACAAAAAAAAGCAATGGTAGAGGCTTTGGAAAAGTCCTTAGGCATTGTAACCACAGCCTGTAAACAGGTAGGGATTGCCCGTTCTACTCATTATGAATGGATGGAATCAGACCCCGAATACAAGAAGGCTGTGGATGGAATTGCTGATATAGCTTTAGATTTCGCCGAAAGCAAACTGCACAAATCCATCGAATCAGGTAGTGACACTGCAACCATATTCTACCTGAAAACCAAAGGCAAAAAGCGGGGTTATGTGGAACGGCAAGAGATCCAGCACGAAGGGAATAGTGAATCACCTGTAATATTCAAACTGGATGAACGTTTTATCGCCAAAGGAGATTAATACCACCCCCGTATTTCAAAAGAACTTAGCTGCCTATCTTGGCGGCTTTTCTATTATCTGCAACGAAGGGGGTTCACGTTCCGGAAAAACATACTCCATCATTCAACTGCTTTGCGGGATTGCACAGGAACGGAAAAACACCCGGATCAGCATTGTTTCCCACTCTCTACCCCACATCAAACGGGGTGCATACAGGGATTTTAAAACTATCATGGAGGATTGTGGATGGTGGCATGAGGAAGAGTTTAGATATACTGACTTTGTGTATGAGTTCAGTAACGGGTCTTACATTGAACTGTTCGGATTAGAAGATGAAGGCAAAGCTAGGGGGCCGGGCCGTGATATACTGTTTGTCAATGAGGCGAATCTGATCAGCAAAGTATTATTTGATCAATTAGCCATGCGTACTACCGGCGCTATCTTCATGGACTGGAACCCGGCAGAGTTTAACTCATGGGTGTATGATATTGCCGACAATCCTAAGAACAAGAAAATACACTCCACCTACTTAGATAACATTTACAACCTCTCCCCTGTTCAGGTTGAGTACATTGAATCCTATAAAGACTTACCCGATGATTTCATGTGGAAGGTGTACGGGTTAGGACAACGGGGCGCAAGTAAAGAACTAATTTACACCAGTTGGAAGATCGTAAAAGAGTTACCGAACAAAGGACAAATCTTTTACGGTTTAGACTTTGGTTATACAGCGCCTACTGCTTTGGTCAAAGTAGAGTTTCACGAAGGTTCATTGTACGTTGAAGAAATGATTTATCAAAGCAAGTTGACAGCAAACGACCTAGTAAACAGATTGAAGGAACTAAATTTGTCAAGGAGTGATGAACTGTTTTGTGATTCAGCAGAACCAAAGACGATTGAGGAACTGGTTAGAGCAGGATTTAATGCAAAGCCATCCGAAAAAGATGTGTGGGGTGGCATTATGAAAGTAAAAAGCTACCCATTGCACATTACACACAACAGCGAAAATATGAAACGGGAACTGCAATCGTACAAGTGGAAAACAGATAAGGACGGGAACATTGCAGCAGATGAAGCACCCGTAAAAGAAAACGATCATAGTTTGGATGCGATGAGATACGCAATATTTACCAAGTTAACAACTAAGCAACCTACATGGGTTGCATTTTAATATGAGTTTTATCACCAAATTGTTAGGCATTGATAAGTTATTGAACCGCAGCTTTAATTCGACGTTAGTTGGCGGTTTGCCAACTTACCGCAGCTTCAATGATGCCTATGAAACAAACGACACGGTTTACACTGTTATTAAAAAAATCGGGTTAAAGGCGGCCAATGTTCCGATCTACACATACAAGCCAAAGCCGGGCGCAAACCTGAAACGGTATAAGGCAATGCCCGCTAACAATATCCAACGGTTACAGATTGAAAAAGTTAAATCACTGGATGAAATAGATGTTGTTACCGCTTTATCCAAATTGATCCAACGCCCAAATCCTTATATTGGTTCAGACGCTTTTTGGGAAGGGGTGTTTTCGTTTCGTGCGTATCGTGGTGAGGCTTTTATTTGGAAAAACAGGGGCGGCATTGAAGGCGGCGAACCGTTGGAGCTGTATGTATTACCACCCGATCAGGTGGCAGTTGTACCGGCTAAGAACGATCCGTTTACAATCATTGGCTATATTCTTGATATTGGCGGTAAACAGATCCCGTTAGCTAAGGATGATGTGATACACTGGAAGTCATTCAACCCTGAGGCAATCGGAACAGATGGGGATCATTTACGTGGTTTTGATCCTATGGCTCCACTGAAACGTAGATTGCAACAAGATCAGGACGCTATGGATGCGGCGGTGGCAATGTTTCAGAACGGAGGGGCAAGGGGCATACTGTATAATGAAACGTTTGACGATTTAACCCCTGACCAAAAAAGCCAACTGAAAGGGGCGGTTGATACGGCAGTAAATAACAAATTGGTAAAGCATACGGTTGCGGTAATGCAGGGTAAATGGAACTATGCTGATTTGGGCAGCACTTCAGTAGATATGGAACTACTCAAAAGTCAAACGATCACACTGGAACGCATCGCAATGGCTTTAGGGGTTGATCCTGATGTGTTGATACCTGGGCAGTCATTCAGTAACAAAGAGTGGGCACAAAAGAAATTTGTAACGGATTTAATCATGCCCTTGTGTAATTCGTTACGGGACGAGTTGAACCGTTCGTTGAAGCCCGATTTTAAAGATAATGTATTTATTGATTTTGATTTTTCGCTGATCCCTGAATTGCAGGACGATTTCAGTAAGATGATTTCCGTATATACGGCTATGTTCGATCGGGGCGCTTTGAATGGTAATGAGTTCAGGGAGTTG